AGATGACCATCAGAGGAGAGGCAGTAGCAGTCGGAAGTGCAGTTGCACCCGGCAGACGTGCTGCAAGCGGAATTGAGTGGTCGCCAGCAGAGCCTGTTGTGATATTGCCGAAGCTATCCTTACGCAGCTTCATGCTGGTAAGAAGTTCGTCGGAACCAGCAGTCGTTACTGCCTTGGAGCCGCTTACTACGTCGTTAGCGGTGCCAGCAGCAGTGCTAAGAGCGGACTGCTTAAAGCCTGACAGGTAACCAAGAACTTCTTGGTCAAACTGGTCAGCAAGACGGTAAGCCGCACGGTCAGAGGCAAGGCTCTGGAAGTTGACGTGCGAATGCGCCTCTTCAATATCGTCAACCTTGAAGGCATAGTAATTTGCCTTATCAATGGTGAGGGTGAAGTCCTCATCATCAAGGTCTTGCGGAGTAATTTGCGCACCACGTGCGTACTCCTTTACAGTGATTTCGGGTTCTTTGATAATCCGAACGGAATCACCCATTTGTGCAATCTCACCAAAGTAGTCGTTATTGGTGATTGCTTCACAAACAGCGGCCTTGCGGAAAGCGACCTGCACCTGTTTGCTGTAAATTACGGGCGAAAAATTACCGTTAGGAAGATTACCATACCCGGCAGCAGTTTTGAATGCCATGATATTATCTCCTATTTAGCATTTTACAGATGCAAACTCACCAGACTAATCAGAGGCTGATTCACTTGGGTGCGTATTCTATCTAGTTGGCCGACCAGATATTCAACGGGCCATGCTCGTCAGGTAATCCATAAGACGGTAGCGTTTGCGGATTAGTGTAAGCAGGTAGCGAACCCACTTACACCTTTGTTGACTATAGTTATACTAAAAAATAACCATTTGTCAATACTTTTTTTATCGGGCTGAACCCGATACATCATAAATAAATTTACCAGAGCGAATGGCTTCCATGACTTCATCAGAACGCTTTTCGTATTCTGCGGCAGACATGCGTTGCACATCTGACTCTTTTAGATATGATGATTCTTCATTTTCTTGCGGTTTACTGCGACTATTTTTTGTGGACACAGACTTGGCTGCATCTCTATCTGACTTGGATTTCTTTTTGCCAATACCCATATCAGCTTTGTAGAGGTCAATCGCCCTAGCAGCAGAACGTGCGTCGTTGTCGTTTTCATACAGCGCATCCTGTACCCATTTTGGCTGCGACTCAGCCCACTCGTGAAACTCGTCGCTATCACGAATTTCGTCAAAGTCAGGGTGCAAGCGCATTAATTCTGCTTCAGCTTTTTCTTTTGTAGCAGACATTTGCATTTCGTCAATCGCTTTGATTCGTTCTTCAAGTGCGCTAGACTGCTCACTTGCTTTTTTCATAGCAATTGTTTCTACGATTGCTGCAACATCTGGATAATCCTTTGCCCATGTTTCAATGTCCTCATCAGACTTAGGCAGCTTCATTTCCTTTTTAGTTGCGTCAGCAAGCTGTCGTTTTAGTTCTGCAAGTTCAGTTTTAAACTCTTCAGCTTGTTTTTGTTGATGCCTACGAAGATCAGAGTAACGCTTTTTAAAAGTTTTTTCTTCGGCGTTTGCTGGTTCTTCCTCTACTTCTTCCGTGGTTTCTTCTACTTCACCACGCTGTTCCTTGAGCATTTGTTCAAGTTCAGCTTCTTCTTCTTCACGTTTTTCTGCGTTGCTATATTTGCGTGTTGCAAACGCAACTTTCTTTTCAGGCTGCATTTCTTCAGCCATGATTTCAGCGGTCTCTGCCATTTACTTTCTCCTAGTTGGGGCCAACCGTAGCCACGTCGGGTGGGGGATCAGGTAGCCAACATATGTGTGGACTATTTTTTAGAAGCTAGTCCACCGCGCTTCATCTTCTTTTTAGTTTTAGGTTTTTTCTTTCCAGCTAAACCACCAGTGTTAAAATCATATTCATCTTCCATGCCCACAGGATCACCAGTATATGCTCCAGCGGTTCCAGATGAATCTGTCCTATATTCTTGCCCAGAAGAATCAGTTACAGTATAGCCGCCCGGATCATCATCATCGTCTCGCTGATATCCTTGACTTTCTCTATACTGTCTTTCTCTTTCTGCTGCGGCAATAGCCTCTTGTCTTTGTTTTTCTAGTGCTGCTTCAATGGCAGCTTGCCGACGCTTTTCATCAGCAATTTCCCTTGCTTTAGCTAGTTCAGATTCTCTAGCTTCTTTAGCCATTTTTTCTGCTTGGGCTTCCATAAAGTCGCGCTGTCGTTTTTCCAGAACTGCTTGCTCTAACCCATATTCATTTAGTTTAGCTTTTGCCTCTTCTGAACCTGACCCAAATTCTTTAATGGCAGATTTTAAGTCATTATATTCTGTTCCCGACATGGAAAATTCAATTTCTCCACGTTTAAAATTAACTGTAACATCTGCTGGCAACGGCTTACCGGACAAAAGACCAGCGGCAGTTCCCATTACTCCCAGTGCGCCGGGCATAAAGCCTTCAGGCATGTCAAATGAAACACCAAAAATTAAGTCTTTACCATCTTTTCCTGCGTCTTTAAATCCTAGACGCCCACCTCCGGGGCCATACATAGCCTCTTCTTGGCGGCGGCGTTCTTCATCTCCATCGCTCTCTTCTCTAACCGTTGTCGTTCCAACCGTTGTAGTTGATGTCTTAGGAACTACTTCTTTAGGTACGTAGTCTTCTTTGCGCACAAAACCTTCCGGTATTTGTGTTACACCCGGAATAAATGTAATTGTACGCTCTTCACCAGTTTCTTTGTTTACAATTGTAATTGTCTGCGGTGCCTGTCCTTCAGGCGCTGTCACAAACTCACTAGCAGTAGGAAGTGTCTGCGGTGGCTGATACACAGGCGTTGCTTGCTGTTCTGGACGTGCAATTGGTGCCATCTCAATTGGAGACGCGGCCATGCCTACTTGTGTTTGCCCAGCTTGGAACTGCGGTGCTTGGTATGTCACACCAGTTGTGGGATCATTTCCAAATACAACACCGCCTGTATTATACTCTTTTTCGTCACCCTTGTCAACATCTTCTGGACCATCAACAATAATAAGATCAGTCACTGTAAACGGAATATCATCAGGGATAGTGGCTTCATCTGCGTTTCCCATCTGCCCCATCTCTTCCATTAGTTTTAATCCCATCTTGGCTTCTTGTCGCATACGCATCAATTTTTCAAGGCCAATAAACCGAACTACATCAGCAGGAAATACAAACTCGCCTTCACTTAGTTGGGCAGGTATGTCATCCCTAACTTCTTTCTTTGTCGAACCGGGAGGTACTTCGTTGCCAGACACAGGGTCTGTTGTACCCCCGTCTTCTTCAAGCCCTCCTGTTGAAAATAGTTTCATTTGTTGTCGCATAGCAATTCCACCTTCTGCCATTGTAATATCAGGGTTCTCAGGATCAAAGTCTTTAGCCGTAAAAGACTTAACCTGTCGTGGGTCAAGCAGCATATAGCTGTCGTCACCCTTGCCTTCTTTCACATTTTTATACACGAATGAGTCGTAGCCATTGTCCGTAGCTATCTTCTTTACAGCCTCAAACCACGCTTTACGATCATCTATATTTTTAGTCGTATCCACATTACGACTTAAAAACTTTTCAGCCGTCAGTATTGCAGAACGCCAAACGTCCTCGTTAACACCTTCGGCAAACGCCTGTGGAGACATATACACAGTGCGCTCAAATTTACTATTCGGGTACAGCGTCATGCTAGGCATCTCTGTCCCAATAGGAATATTAAAAAAGCCTAGTTCAGTATTACTTGTAAAAGGGTCTGACAGTTCTTCAACCCAGTTCTGCGGACTTTTAAATGCGTTTAGATCAATAAGTCTTGCTGGTTTTAAATCATCTGACAAGCGCAGCGGCATGATAGACTTGCCAGCAAACGCCTGATCCAACTCTGTCTGACTAGCTTGACGTGCCATAGACTGCAGCATGATGCGGTCATTAGCAGAGCCTGTTGTGCCTACGTGAAAGCCAATATCTGCGCCGGGTGTCTCTGGCACCATTTTAGGAACACGGAGATTTTTAGCATCGCCAGTTGAATGAAACACCGCACGAGAAAAGCCGGTTTCGTTTGCACCTTGGATGATGGGTTTTTCTGCGGCACTCTTATCGGCTCGTTTAGGGTCTAATCGTAAAAAATCCTCATCTACAAACTCTAATTGATCAATACCAATTTCAGACATGACCCCTTCTTTATACATGCCTCTTAAGCCTCCTTGTGCGTCTATGGGGTCAACGTCTGCTTTCATCAAAGTAAGCAAATCAATTGTGTAATTTTGAGGAGGATATCGTTCAGCTAAAGCATTGCGAATTTCTTCTCTACTTTTACCCTCTGCCTGAAGGTTCTTGCTTAATCCATATCGTTCTTCAACAAGACGACTTTCGGCCTCACCAAAAGAGCGTTTATAATTTAAGTTAGCAAGCCTCTCTACTTTATTTAAATATTGTTGTTCCCGTTCATTCCTCACAACATCTTTAAATATATCAAACATCTTTCTTTCAAAAGACACATCTGGAGAAGATGTTCGTATTGCTTGATTAAACTTACTAAACCTATTGAGATCATAGGATATCAATTCAGCTTGATCACGACTTTCCCTAAAGTTAAGACCACTAAAATTTTCAAAGTCCTCAAATAATTTATTGTCATCAATAATAAAATCAAACATTGTGTACGAGTCTAACTTATCATACACTTTTGGGTTAGGGGCTTTTATTCCCTCTGCTAGTTCTACATAGCTACCAGTTTCTAGGTTTCGTACTAGAAACTCAATATAATCGTCAACAACAGTTACTATATCTTCATCAACAAGTGCAAGCCCCTCATCAGTTATATATTTATTTAGTGTTGTGAATGCTTGTTGATAATCTGCGTCTTTTTTTGCTTTAAGTTCCGCAAGTCGTCTGTCAAAATCTGATGCACTTTTAATTCGTGAAGCAACACCCGGCGATATTTCTTCTGCGGCTGGAGCCAACAAAAAACGAGAATTTGAGCCGCTTACAAATCCCTCTCTATTCTGCACTGCGTGTTGTACTTCATGTAATAAAGTCGCCATAAAAGTTTTTGGTGACTTCAACAAGTCTGAAGAAATTTCAATTTCATCTGATGATCTGTAATATGAAGCACCGCCGTAATAATTCGGGTCTGTCACAGGCTTGATTGTAACTTTTATATTTCTAATATCTTCTGGTGTTCTAAAATCTAAATTTACATTATCATAAAATTCTTCCGCATATGCATCAAATAAAGTAGGAAAATCCATCAATAAATTTAAACTTACTTGATCCCCCTCCTCTAATCTGTTAAGCACGGTAAGATTTTTAAAATTTTTGGTATTGCTTAAACGGTCCATCATAGAAACCGTATTACCATCTTTATCTATGATGGTATATGGCGCAGATTCCTCAAAAGAAACAAGTTTAGCCTCTTCAACAGGTAATTCTACTCTGTATTTTCCATCTTTTCCTACATATACACCAGTCTGTTTAAATAACTCTTCTTCCGTAAGTGGCTTTCCTTCGTTTTGAGCGTATTTTTTTCTTCTTTTGTAGTCAGTAATAGCACGACGACCATACGGTGTCTCTTGACCGATCATATTCGGTGATACAGAGGTATCGGGCAACTTTGGCGCTGTGTCAAACGCCTGATCAGTCTGGGTGGCTACAGATGGTGGGGTATCCGTTACGGTGGCAGGTGCCATGCCATCAAAGTCGTCACCACCGGGAGTTGACGTGCGAAACATATCACCTAGTTCTGATCCTATTTTACTAAGATTTTGACCGGCTTTGTCGCCATACTTAGATGCAATCTTAGCAAGACCTGACACAGCTTTGGTTACCCCTGACGCTGTGACGCCTGCCATTTCTCCTATAAACTCTGCAGGAGAGCCTTCTAAATTTATTGGCGTATTTTCGTTTATAAGTTTTACGGCGTTTTCACGACTGACGCCTTGATCAGATAGCGTTTCAAATAACTGTTCAATAGCACTGTATTGAATAGCCCCCGGCATCATCATCCGCTCGTCAGCAAGCGGTGGGAGCATAGCACCCATATCTACCACATCACCCGCTGCAACAACAGGCGCTGTGACAGAACCCTCAAGAATATCAAGAGGTGCTTTTTCTACGCGTTCTTTTGACTCTTCCAAAAGTTCAGGAGAAAACGGAGGAGTGTCCAAGTCCGGTATTTCTACCGGATCAATACGCTCAAACAAATCCATTTGTTCGTTTAAACTACGCACTATTTACTTCATCCCTAAGAGTTTTAAGTTTACGCAAAGTTGCAACTGATCCTTGCGACCTGTGCATTAAGATGTTATTATCTGCTTGCTCTAGTGCCTTGTGCTGTTGATCTATCAACGCATCAATATAATCATTGAAGGCCAGCCACTGGCGGTTGTTGTTGACCCACGGCTTCAGCTTGCTGAGTACCTGCTTGTCCATCATTACCTGTAAATCCCTGTTCACCCGGAACCGGAACTTGTCCGACTCCAATGTTTGCTCCACCTGCTCCTGTTGGGTCCATAGCATCTACGCCAGCGGGAGCATCTGGTGCGCCCTCTTGCGGTATAGGTGCCTGAAACTCTTTCATCAGTTCTGCTTGCAGTGCAGCTTCGTTCATATTGTTGGTTACTTTGTCGGGGTCAAGGTCCATCGACTTTGCGATTTCCCTAATAATAAATTGGAACTTTGCAAAGGGTGCAAGCACCGGATTACTTGCAACCTGCAAAAATTGCATTAGCCGCTGACTACGCACTTCCGTAGCCATAAGACTTTCTGTTCCTCTAGCTTTAATTTCCAAATCGCCTTTGATTTCGGGATCAAAGTCAAACTGCATATTAAACCGGAAAAATCCTTCGCCCAAAGGACGAAGAAGATAGTCATCTACGTTTTTAATAACTGTCTTAATGCTGCCACTAGCGGCATTCATAAGCATAGAAATGCCAGACGCAGTTCTGCCCACACCCATGACTCCCGTCTGACCATAGGAATAAGATGGAAGCCCTGTGCTTTCGTCAGCGAGGACACGAGCCTTGTCAAACAGCATCATGTTTTCTTGCGACACATTGGGGAACTTCGTGCCAAAAATAGCTTGTCCCGGTGCGCCACCCTGACGACGGAACACCTTGCCCGGATACAACGACAAGTCCTGTCCCGGCACCAGATTGGTTTCATCCACCTCTACAATCAGATTGCCTGACAGCACAGCGTTGTCCACAGCCATACGCATGAAGCCATTCATCAGCGTCTGCGTGTCGTCCATGTTCTCCGCGATACCCACGCCAAAGAAGCTATACGGGTTCAGTTCATACGGCGCAGCTACATACGGAATCTTAGCTGGCTTAAACGGATTGAGAACCATGCGCAAGAGCCGGTTGTTACAAATCCAGATGTTTGCCTGTAACTCGTCAAACTCTTTTAGTTCGTTGGGTATCTCTACACCATTTTCTTCTAGCATGTCAGTATCGACCATGCCCCAATATTCAAGCACCTCAAAACGATCAATGCCATGCTCTGGTGCATAGTCGGATAGATCATCTTCCCAATACTTTTTGTCGTAGTTTTCACCTAGACTAATTGCTTCATCAATTACTTGACTACGGAAGTATGGACGCTTTTTAAGATTGCGCAACTGTGTGCGCGACATCTTGTGCCGCTCAATAGCAAACTGCGCTTCATCCATATTGTTCGCATCAGGATCAGGATAAAAACTCCAAACTGATACATGCGCTACTTGTGGAATAGTTTTGAAAACAGGGTCGTATTCACCGTCAGAGTTCCAGTTAGGATACTCTTTATCTGTGGCAAACGGCCCTTTCATAATGCCTGTGCCAAACAGCGCCATCTCAAATGCGCTACTACGAAGGTTTTTGTTAGCGCCAGACTCTTCAAGCTGATCGTGGATTTTCTTTTCCATCTTTTTAGCTGCAATAAGTGCAGGACTAAATTCAATGGCAGTTGGTGTTTTACCCGGACCCTCTTTAAGTTTATTTTCTACTGGCTCTAGTTTGTTAGACAGTGCGCCCAGTTTTTCTTGCAGAGTCTTTTCTGTAGCGCCTTTAGGGAACTCTGCACCGTCTCCCATAAATCCGTAGGGGCTACTTAGTGCGGTGCTAGACTGTAGTTCTTCTGGCTCCTTTGGATCAAAGTGAACATCTGCTACCACGCCCTCTGGAAGTTCTGTAGGCTCAATAGATAGAGGAAATTTGTTGTTTGCAAACAAAACATCAACAATCTGACCATAAGCGGCCAGCGTTTTTGTTTTTGTTACTTTAATAAATACACGAGACTTTTCTGCCTCTGTAAATTGTACGTCTGGACCATACAGTCCACGATAATTACGATAGGCTCGTAGCCAGCGTTCTTCGTCCTGATAACGATAATCTTCTGCGCGACGGTACCGCTCAATGACAAAAGGAATAATGTTAGATACTTCTACGTCTTCTACAACGGTATCTTCTGCATCCTCTAACGCAATGGCGTCATCTTCAATCATAATTTCATCATCTGCCATTTACTTTTCCTTTAATATCCAAATGTGGCATCTGCTACTTGCATTCCACCTGCCGGTCTGCCCATCGGGTCGTAGTCGAAAATAGAGAACCGGGGTCGGGACATAATCCCATACCGTAGCGCGTCGTAAAGGTGGTCTTCAGACTTCGTGTCAACGTCCTCTGGATTTTTCTTATCCAAGGGGATGGACGGTAATTGACTGACGACATTTGTGCAGCTATTAAAAAATACAAGTCTTGGTTCCTCTGTAAACTCGTCCACTTGCAGACGCCTGTGTATTTCATTTTTACCCGCTACACGACTGCCTCTGCTGCGGTCAGACGGACGCCAACGGCATCCTTTGTTTATCATTTGCTCCGCAAGAGAAGGACCAGTATCGCCACGCTTGTGCCAAAGACTACTGTCCAAAACACCATACTTAATATTTCCATCTTCAGCTTCCAAATCTAATATCATATCGGCCAAGTCTGTCGCCAATACTTTACTGACGTACAACTCTCTATAGACGACAAGCTGTTCATCAGGCGCAACAGCAAACCAAAGAACACCAGAATAACTGCCGTAACCGTAGTCACATGAACGAAACTTGACCCAGTTGCTAGGGATATGGAAAGGCTCCACAACATGAATATCCCTATTAAACTCAGTAAACGCCGCGCCCTCTTTGATGTCCCAATCACCTTCAAGAAGCTGACGCCTTTGCTGTTCAGGAAGCGAGAGGAGCATGGCTTCGTAGTCTCCTGCATCCGCAAGGTATGGGTTATCAGAAAGTCTTGCCGGGATAAAGCGTCTCTTAAATAGAGGTTTTCCTGCTTTGCTATGCCCATAGGGATAGCGAAGAACTTCTCCTGTTTCAATGTCGGTTGCATCAAATGACCTATTATATGGTGCTGGGTCAATAAACATTTTCTTTACCCAGCCATGACCTCTACCGCCGGGGTTAGTTGTTGCCCTCATAAAGATGGGCAAATCAGGTGCAGTGGACCGTAGACGACTTCGCATGTAATTCCATGCATATGGTGTGGACCATTGTGTCAGTTCGTCAAAGCCTATCCAGCTAAACGCCAGACCCTGATAGCGCAAGACATCCTCATCCCTGTCTAGGTAGGACATCCACAATCTCGCGCCAGATGGCGCAGTCCACTGCATCTTCCTCTCTGACCATTTGATACCCGGCCAGATTTTTGGGTACAACTCTTGCGACTTGAAAATAAGTTCTCTTAATTCTTCAGTTGTGTGGCGAAGAAGTAGTCCACTAAATTGTGAATGACCCATATAGCGTAGAGGGTCTGCCAGCATAGCGTAAGACTTACCACCACCAGCACTACCACCATAAAGAACTTCTCGCTCACTCGCTGCTAGAAACTCTGTTTGCGGACCCGTGTTGGGTTTAAACAAAACATTAGCATGTTCTTCTACATCCACTGTTTCATACGAAACTGTTTCAGTTGGCTGCTTTTGCTCCGGTTCTTGCGCTTTCAATTTCTTTTGCTTTGGCAATCGCCGTTTCCGCATACTCTGCCCACTTGCGGATGCTTGCAACTTGTTTCTTACGCTGTCGTTCATGTGCTAACCGTTTCCTTAATCCCACATGTGAAATGTATCTACCGCTGTTAGTGCTTAACCAATTAGCGACCTGACGGTATGAATATTGGTTCACGTAGCTACGTGCTTTTTCTAACAAGTCCAGTTCAACTGGTATAGGGTCAAGAATGTCGGGGTCTTCTTCATTCTGCTTGTAACCAAATGGAACAGTTCTTGCAATACGTGGAATCTGTATCCATTCGTTTTCTTCTTTGATGTCGGTTGGCTGTGGCAGTTTCCACTTGCCTATACTTCTAGTCATCTTCTTCTACTGGTGCTTTAGGCGGCATGAGCATGACTCCACCGCTTGCTTCTACTTGCATTTTTTCTGTCTTGACCAGACCTACACGATCAAGCAGTTCTTTTGCTGCAACCATCTTATCGCGGATGCCAAGTTCAGTTGGATCATGCAGTGCGCCTGTCATAGCCATTGCAGCCTTCGGTGCATTCTGTGCCATGTACATCTGCGTAGCCTCAAGAATTTCTTCCTTCAGACCTTTCACAATCTCTGTTGTGGTTGTAGTATCAGAATACCCAGCCAGTTTTTTAGCTGATACCATATTGCCACCAGCTTCATCAAAAAGCACATTCAAGAATGCTTGTTGTTTTCCTGTTAGCTGTCTAGCCATTAAACTCTCCGTGGTGCATAGCATGAGCAAGTTTTGTACTACGCGATTTTACCTGATTTGCCCACCTGCTGTCAAGCATTTCTTTTGCCGCTACGTCAAATTTATTTTCACGTATAGCCGCCCACATTTTTTTGAACTTGCAAAGTCGTGGCACTCCAAGATTAAATGCCATGTCTACAAGTACAAGCTGACGTACAGCGTCCAAATCCTCTACGCAAGGATGCGCACGGAGGAGTTCTTCCTCGACAATCTGTACGTCATTCTGTGCGAGATACACAGCATCTGCTTCTGTGATGCCATCAGAATAAACATACTCAATACTTGGATAATCCATCCAATCCAGTTCATCCTTTGTGATACCCCGGTCATCCAGATTTCTTCCAATGCCAATTGTGTTGATGCCCAGAGTATCTTGGTACACGTCAAGCCGCATACCTTCGTGGGCAACTAACTTTTGCATCAAAAGGTCTTTATCATATTTCATTTTTCGTGTCCCATCCATACAGCAAAGGCACCTGTCATGGCACCCGTAACTACGCTAACCAGAGCCGCCTGTTCTGGGCTTGGGGAAGGTAGAGTCATAAACCACTCCACTACCCGCCAAGCCGATAGCGACATCATAAGCATCATCAAGCGTGGAAGTATCTTCCACTTGAGTATTCTTTCCATCGTTACTTCTGCCACGATTTTTCCTCGCCTGTTCTTCCGTTGTACGATCGTGCATACTCCACATCTGAAACTGGACTACCTTTTACCGAAGAATTTTGTAGCACTGCGTACACCAAAGCTGGCGGCAACAATAACACCAAGAGAGTATTGATACCACTGCGGCATAGCTTGAAGTTGCGCAAAACCATTAGCTACCACCTCTTCCATTCCGGGGATAAACGCTAGGATAAGCGGGATGCTGAACAGGATGGTCAGCCATTCATCTTTCCACGAAGACTGACTACCTTTAGCCATCTCCAAGTCCCAATCAATTTCACCCGTAGCCTTCTTTTCCATGATAACTGCTTCAGCACGTGCTTTAGCAACCTTGGCTTCGGTTTCTGCTTTTTTAGTTTCGACCTTTCCTTCAAGCCATGTTCCTGCTAGACTTGCTATCGGTGATATCAGTGCGGTCCACATTTTTCAGTTCCCATAATTTTTTCTTAATCAAATACACACGTTGTTCTATGTCAGGCTCCATGTCAGCCAAGCGCACCTCGCGTGGGTCGTTACCCGCCTCTGCGAAATCGTGCAGTCTTTTTAGCAATAGATTTAGGCTGGCGTACAAACTGTTTTCCCTTCCGTGTGCCTTCTCTTTTAGCCCTAGTTGTAGCAGCATACTCTGCGCTTGTCAAGGATTTAATCGCTTTCTCAGGTAAATACCTTTCACCTGTCTTGGCAGAGGGCTTGCCTGATTTAGTGCGCCACTTCTGCTTTGTCCAAGACTTGAGGCTGCGTTGTGATTTAGCTAATGCCATTATAGTCGTCCTTGTCCGTGTAGTATCAGCAGTACGATGCAAGCTAGAATAGTCAAACCTACAATAAGTAAAAAGGTAACGACGGCTATTTCAAACATCTGCTTACGTTTACGTCGTGCCGCCTCTTCTGCTTCTTTTCTGGCTACACGTGCCTTTGCCTGAAACCTTTGCCAATCGTGCCACAGACCGGGGCGACCTGTGTATATCATAATCTGTTTTAGCTGCTCTTCTTGTTCGCGTATCTGCTCAAGAGCCATAAACTCTTCTAGGTCAGAGCCACCGCCCTTTTTTATTGACTTGCGTTCTAGGTCTTGCTTTGCGCCAACGAACTTGGCAATTGCACTACCAGCAGCCGCAATGTCCTTACCGTTAGATACGGCCTGTTTGATAACTTGGAAAGCCGCATTTGCAGCCGCTAGTTCTGCCAGCATCAGTACACCTTCGTATCTTTATTTACCATCTTAGGTAAGCAGTAAGCAGTTATCTTTTTTCCCTGCTTATGTAATGTCTGTGCATACCACACACATTCGTTCAAGTCACGAAAGTACATGTCTTTGCTGACCAGCCTCTCGTCTTCTCCTATGCCAATATACACAAACAGGAGAAAGACGTGAATCATGGTTAGTTGCGGTAACCGCCTCCTGCTTTTTTATAAGCTGCCGCTGTCATTTGCGCTTTTCTCGCTGACCACTGACCCGGAGCGCCGCCCTTGCCACCAGCTTTAATTCTATTAAATATACGCTTTCTCAGTCCGGGCTTAGTATAGTTGCCAGCCTCGTTAACTCTACTCTTGCTCTTTGCCGCACCACCCGGCGCAAGTTTAAGCGTTCTAGTCGGTTTCTTTTTCGCCCTAGCTTGTGTGGTTTTCTTTTTTGCGGGGGCTTTTTTACGGACACGGATCATCTCCTACTCCTCTATAGTCTCTCTGCTTTGCCAGTATTCCTCGCCATAATCATGTAATATCTCTTCGCCTTTTTTTATTTCTTCAAGCGCATAGAACTTAACAAAGCGTTCATCTTCGTCCTCAATGTCCCACTCAGCGTTTGGACTTGCACTATGATTGTAGACCATAGCGAGGCCAAGCGGAATATAATACTCTTCGGCATCGACATAAGGAGTGTGAAACATATAATCATGGAGGACACACTCATCTCCCACGTCAGTATAATCCGCGACCAGATAAGGACACAACTCAATTGTATCTCCTTGAGCGTAGTCCTTATCCGCGAAAACACCAAGTCCATGTATTTCCGAATTTGCAACATATGGCATTACTTCTTCTTTTTAGCCATACCGCCGCGCATCATTTTCTTTTTAGGCATACCGCCACCGCGCATCTTTTTCATGCCCATGCCGCCGCCACGCATTTTGGTCATTCCACCGCCACGCATTTTCTTCTTAGCCATCTTCGCTTTTCCGTGCATTGCCATCTCTTAATCTCCTTCTGTCAAGCACTAACGCATCATAAACGTCTTCTGGAAAATGTTCGTAGTAATTAGACTTTTCCAGATATAAGGCTGCATCGTCCAGTTTAGAAAGTTTCTGCACAAAGACCATACAGTAGGACAGGCTGTCATCTGTCACGTCGTCATCGACAAGGAAATCAAGACCAGCCTCTGTTGCGTCATAGTCGGGATGAAACACCATAAGGTGCAAGTCAATTCCGGCTATAGACATCAACTCGTTCATGCCATCACAAACACCATCAATGTATTCCATGTCTGGCAAATCTTCATCAGCCCACACCACGATATCGTAGTCATGGCTGTCAAACTCACGGATAGCGTTCAGCAATCCGTCTATGCCCGTGTTAATACTAAACACCACTTTATCATCTGCCCATGCTTTTCTAGCATAGGGGCAAGGTGGTAGACCATTTAGTTTAGCATTCGGTATCTCTAAAAAGTCTCTGGACCACGTGCGGATATCACGCTCGACGGGATGCACGTTGCTTTGTCTTTCGCTTTTGGGCTTCAATAAATTTTCTATACACTGCCGCAGCGGCCTTTTTACCTGCCGCTCTAGCACGTTGTTCCATAGCAATCGCCGCTTGTGTCTGATGAGCATGTGATCTTCCAGACGCTTTAATTCTACGGACAGACTT